GTAGCTGGTAAGTCCTTACCGTTGTTTGTCAAATCTAAACGATCTGAATACTTCTTTGGTTTTAGTTTTGAAGCGATCCATTTACGGGTATCAACGCGGAGACGGGAGCGGTTAGTGACTTCTTTATTTTCGACCTCATAACTAATATCACCCTTGGTTATTGTCATGAAATCATTACTGCCGTCATCAGCTATTTCTATCATTTCTTCAGCCAAAAAATCGGCCTGTTGTTCTTTAGCCCGCGTGTATTGTGCCAAAAATTCTGTGTTAGTATTGAGCCAATTAAGCACAGTACTAACACACGGTAGTTTTTCATCTTTGCAAATAGTCCTTAAGCTTTTACTCGATGTAGATATTTCATGGCAGATAATATCAGCCGATTCTTGTTTGAATATCAATGGTCTGCCTACTTCTGCCATATCCGCAATTTACTAATATTTTCCTGAATGCAAACGTTTAAGTGATGCAGATTTATTTATCAACCCTTCTGCCAACTTGATATGATAATGAAATTTTGATCTATAAAGCGGATGAATATCTTTTTGCGTAGTAGCTTCAAGTATATCTTTTGCGTTTTTCACAGGTATGTAGTTAACAGGTACCGGTATTCTTAGAATCTCAGTTAATATAAACTCCGGCTCATCTAAGATAGCATGCGCCTGATCAGTTACTTTAGTTCCATGGGATACCCCGGCATTCCAGATGTTCTCAGCGATCCTGTGCATACTCGGTGGAATAAATACTAACAAGTGTTCGATTGGTGATGTTTGGAGCATAAAAATTAAAGTTTTACACCGATATACACCGCATTTACACCGTTGTAATCGTTGCTATTAAAAGATATACACTAAATACAGTGTATTTATAAGAGATATTATAATATATTATTATTATTAGTATAAAATACCCCTAATACATATACGGACAGTAGCGGTGGTGTATTTAGTGTATTTAGTGTATACCCGTACTACCATTGAGTTTGAGAAGTGTAAATCAAAAGTGTATTTACACTCATTTACACTGTCGCCTATCGTTTTCTAAATACACCATGTTCCACTTTGATAAAAAAAGCTGAAAAATCTTTTCTTCTTATGCTCACTTCAAACCGCCGTGGTGAAAGATTTATGCGCTCACAAACCTCTTTGGCATCTTTTGACGTAAAATTTTCAGGGAGTGCCTGGTAAAGCAATTCAAGATCATTAGGTAAGCCTGTTTCTATTTCACCGTGCAAACCAGATATAACCCTGATTGTTTCGCAGGCATAAAATTTATAAAGCTGCCAACCTTTGTGAACTATATCATCTGTTATTACCGGCATTTCAGCATTGTATAAAATAGCAAGTATTTGGACCAGTCTTGGAAAATAAGCGCTCATTTTTGCCTCGGTGCCTATAATATAATTTTCAACTTTGTTTCTTATACGTCCGTTAGCTTCGCATAAATTAGCTTTATAATAATGCCGGTATAAATTCTTTGCAGCATCTGTCATTTGTATTTTACATTTCGGTGCATCAATATGGCTATTATACTCAAGTCCTTTATTGTACAAGTAAGTAATAATATTAACCCATTCATCACATATTTCTTTCTTTTCGCTAAACGGGTCCGACTCTTCATTGAGTTCTAAGTAATCACTTTCAACCATTAAGAACCGACTGGCAAAACCACTACTTAAACGGTCTTCTGTAAATATATTTTTAAGCCTGAGTGGTTGCGTACCCATTAGCAGGTTTAAATTAAGATCTGAAATAACACGCGTCTTTGTTTCATCTGCTCGTATCTGTGTAACCCTGCCACCACTAAATGCCTGAGTAAAGAAAGAAATACTATCATTTGTACCTTTGAAATTACCTGCATTAAAAATAGTTTCCGCCTCATCCTGGTAAACACCTATGCCATTTTTTTGCCCCATTGAAGTATTTATATAGCCCTCTGTTGTTCCATCGGAAGCAATAGGGATATAGCGTTTCGGTGGCTTTTTTATAAATGATTTCTTATCGTTTTGTGCTTTAGCCTTTTCTTCATTCCATTGCATTGTATCGCGCTCATATACCCTGTCGCCTTCTTCTTGTATATTTTTTAACGGGTATTCGCACATGACTTTAAAGGCAGGTGTTTTACCAACTGACACCGGTGCGATCATAAGGCAGAATAATATATTCCTTGCATCACCGTTAAAGTCAGAAGTATAACGTGTCCCCGCAAGGCTGCTCAAAGTCCATAGTGCAGATGTAGCGACAAACTGAGGCGCTAATGATCTTTCGGCAGACACTTCAATGATTGAATTTTTAATAGCTTCTGGAAATACATGTAATGGGTAGCCTGTGAAAAATTCTGCACTTACCGGCTCGAAATCATTTTGCATGCCGGTGCTTTCGATAATAGTGTTTATGTATTCTAACGTTTGTTTCCAATCTCTATTAAGTTTATAGAATAATAAGAACGACGGCGGCAAACTCCAAACTTCATAATTATGTTTATTGTGCCAGTTTGGGTAATCATGCATAGATGCAGAGAAAATAAGCACACGTTTACTTTTAAAATAAACCTTTGCGCTTATGGCATCGCTAACACTTTCTTTGCGTCTATAAGCAACGAATTTATCTTTTGCGTGGTACTTATAAGCATCTATTCTTAATAACCCAATATCATTTAAAAGAACATTCCAATATTCATCAGACAGGTTTGTGTCAAAATTTATTAACTGTCTTTCGTAGCCTTTTGGATAGTTTATAGCTTTTGAGTTTGGATCATAAGTTGGCTTGTATTCCTGAAATGATTGAGAAGTTGAAATAAGAAATTCAAATTCATTGTCTGTTAATAATTGAACATCATACATTGAATTTTTAATTTCTGTATAACCTGGCGTCGGGTATGTATAAACAAGAGGCGTGCACGCGTATAGCGCAATAACCTCTGAGCCCTTATCGCTTTCGGCTAACGACATCTTGCTGTTAAGTTTGTCGTATTTTATCCATACATGATACCCCTTATTACGTGTCTCTTCTATAAAAAGTTTGTCAAGTATTTCGGGCCACTGCAAAGTGATCAGCGAAAGCCATTCATCGAATATTGTTTTACGCTCAGTGTTTTTAATATCAAAATCAATAGCTGCATAATTGCCCTTTGTTTTTATCATTAAAGCATTGTGCCTTGCAACTTGTTTCAGTGGTTTATCTTCCGACCATAGTCGATGCGAAACGGCTTCTTTTTTTTCAATATCCCACTCGATTGGAATACACGTTAAACCGAGTTCCGTGTATTGGTCAATATACTCTTTTAATAGGGAGTTTAATGTGATCATGCAGCAAGTGATTTAAGAAGTTGTAAAGTATTATTGTCTTGACCAAAAAGCCATATAATTCTACCATGTGAAAACCTATATGAAATACTATTCTCTGTTAATATTGCTGCAATTATATCAAATTCATAGGGTTGCGAAAACCCGCACACCCCAAAGTTTGCTAATATATTTAATTTAACTTTTGTTCCTGTGGTAAATTTAGAGGAGTCCATAAATAAAAAAAGCCGGAAGTAAGGCTCTCCCGGCTGGCTTTAGTTATTTGTAACAAAAGCAAAAAGCTGCTACGCTGCGCCTTAATTCAGTGTAGAAGCTGTGAAAACAAATATACTCATTCTTACTGTCATGTGGGAAGTGAATTTAAGGAAAGTAATAATTAAATAAGATTAAAAAGTACCAGCTATAATCTTGTCGTATACCTGAAAAAAATAATCAAACTCCCTTGTATAAATAAACTCCGAAATGCCACCGGCTGCGCGAGCTTTTGCCTGTCTGTCTAATTGATCTTGCTTTGGCGTATCAGTGCTATGCTTTACTTCAAACTTACACGACTTTCCCTTTATGGTTGCGAAAACATCTGCACTCCCTAGCTTAGTAGTTCCCTTAATCCAGGTTCCATCAGGCAGTTGCCTGCCAGTAGTCGATACCGTTGTTGCGTCCCATCCCTGCCATTCAAGAAATTGCACAATAAAAGATGAGCCACGGCTACCTGAATTTATTACCGGTATTTTTGGGCCTGAATAAAAGCCATCTCTATAAGCAGCGGGGTTTGTTTTTTTTGACCATTCTAGATGAGCGGCTTTATAACGCTGTTTTGCATAGCTGCTTAATGGCACCGTAATCTTCTTCCTCTTCTCAACCTTCCCCTCTTTTCTCAACCGTTCCAACTCCTGTTTCAAACTCTCAAACCTTATCACTTCATGCTGCAATGGTCTTTCCTGGCATCTGCGTATTAACTGTTGCTCCGGTTTGCTTTCACCGTCCCAGAATATCACCGCACCGTCAGCATGCTCTAAAATAGCCTCGTATGCCTTTGTGGTGGCACCGCCTGCGTAGAGGGCGAAGTCTCTCGGATGAACAACACATCTAATTTTGTCACGTACCATCTTAGTCCAGTGCGGTTGCGTTATGATGTGTATTTCGGCGTCGGGGCGGCGTTGCTTAACCAAGGATAGCCGTTCAGTTAACACCTGATCATTGATAAAAGATGATGATGCGGCTAATAGCAGGTTAAACATGATGCAAGTTTTCTTTTATCATATCAATTGCGCATAGTATCATTCCTATAAATGGAATAATGAGAATATAAATTACAGCTTTCAGGAACCATTCTTTCCTGAAAACATTTCCAATAAAAATAAATAGCAACGCTGTCAGCAAGCCTATAATAGCCATTGAGCACCCTATAAATGTTAAGTCAGTATTCATACCGCTAAATTTTTATTTTTAATATATCCCAACCACATATCACTCATCACCGTAAACAACCCTCTATGCTTCACCATAATATCACTGATAAATTTTTCCTGCACGCAGATCCATAAGAACCAAAACTTGCGTTGTAATAACAAATCGTAACCTGAGCGCGTTGGCGTGGCTTTGACGCGGTAGAGTGGAGTGAAGTAGTGGAGATGCATTATGAGTGGTTTAATAATTTTGATTGACATAAGCCGTCTTTATGAATCAATATTGATAAAGGATTAAGAAGCATAATACCACATATTTCACAGTAAACACAAGGCCACAAACCCTTCTCATGGCATACATTTTCTAACCGCTTATATCTTCCAGAACCAAACTTAGG